ACGAGAAATATTCACGCCAATATACGGCAATTATTCACACGCTTATTGAGTATTTGCCGCCGAAAGAAAAGAAAAATATAAGCAGACTGGCAGCATTGCGGAATGGATAACAATTACATTTTCCAGTATTGGGAAGCCATACAGGACGGCACCGTAACAGTAGGAAAGTGGATAAAGACCATTTATGAAATCCTTGTGAATGGTTTAAAAAGTGGCAAATGGGATTTTGACGAGGAAAAGGCCAATAAGGCTATAAACTTCATAGAAAACTTTTGTCATCATTCAGAGGGACGAAACGATTTATTAAAACTTGAATTATGGCAAAAGGCCATAGTTTCAGCCATTTTTGGCATAATGGACAAGCGGACCGGTTATAGACAATTCCGGGAAGTTTTCATAGTTGTAGCACGTAAGAACGGTAAAACATTGTTTGCCGCCGCTATTGCGGCATACATGGCATATATAGACGGCGAGTATGGGGCAAAGGTTTATTTCCTTGCCCCGAAACTGGACCAGGCGGACCTTGTGTATGACGCCTTTTATCAGATTGTCCAGGCAGATGACGAACTGGACAGCATAACCAAGAAACGCCGCAGCGATATTTATATCAAAGAATTTAATACCAGTGTGAAAAAGATAGCCTTTAACTCCAAAAAGTCGGACGGTTTCAACCCTCAAATGGTTGTCAATGACGAAATGGAAGCATGGCAGGGGGACCAGGGACTAAAACAGTATGAGGTTATGACTTCCGCACTGGGGGCGAGAAAGCAGCCGCTTATTTTATCCATATCAACCGCCGGATATATCAATGACGGTATTTATGATGAACTCATGCGGCGTTCAACATCATTCTTAAAGGGCAATTCCAAGGAAACAAGAATATTGCCGTTCCTCTACATGATTGACAATATCGAAGCCTGGGACGATTTAGAGGAATTAAAAAAGAGCAATCCGAACCTGGGCGTGTCCGTGTCAGAGGAATTTTACATAGAGCAGATAGAGATTGCAAAAGCGTCCCTTTCAAAGAAAGTGGAGTTTCTTACAAAGTATTGCAACATCAAGCAAAATTCCAGTGTGGCGTGGTTGGATTACTGGGACGTTATGAAAGCGGTAAACGAGGACTTACGCCTTACCCTGGAGCAATTCCGGGGGTGCTATTGCGTTGGCGGCATAGACCTTTCCAGGACAACGGACTTAACGGCGGCGTCAATCGTTATTTGGAAGAATGGAAAATGGAATGTGATTACAAAATTCTATATGCCCAAGAAGCGGTATGAAGTGGCCGTGAATGAGGATAACACGCCGTACAACATATACAAAGAAAAAGGATTTTTGCAAATATCCGGGGAAAACCAGGTGGATTATAAAGACGTGTATAACTGGTTCATAGAACTGGTTAAGGTTTACAAAATCCGCCCGTTAAAAATCGGCTATGACCGTTACAGTGCCGGGTATTTGGTAGATGACCTAAAAATGGCCGGGTTCCAAACAGATGACGTTTACCAGGGCACGAACTTAACGCCAATCCTACACCAGTTTGAGGGGGATTTAAAGGACGGAAAGTATAACCTGGGGGACAACACCCTTTTGGCGTCACATCTTCTTAACGTGGCCGTGGAAATCAATATGAATGATAGCCGCATGAAGCCCGTGAAGATTGAAAAGCGTATGAGAATAGACGGGGCCGTTTCCGTCTTTGACGCTATGACAATGGTATCAAAATACCATAGTGAGATAGGCAAAAAACTTTTGAATGAAGCGGCGTAAATGGCCGCCCGGCAGCAGGGCTTTAAAGTGGGTCAGAATTTCAACACGAATAATTTTACAATAGGTCCATGGACGTGTTCCATGGGCTTATTTTTTGAGGAAAGGGGGTAATGATACGGGAATTATAGCAAACGTATTCGGAGCCTTTAAGGCAAAATACAGACCGCTTTTATTGAGCCGTGGGGAGTATGTGCCAACAGGAACCTTACGGGACAATGATATTGTGGGAGCCATTGCGGACGCCATAGCCAAGAACGTAGGAAAGTTACAGCCCCAGGTTGTCCGAAAGGACGAAAAGGGAATGACGATAAAAAACGATTACCTGGCCCGGATTTTGACATTGCGGCCATGCCCGGAAATGTCAACGTATGACTTTCTTTACAGAATTGCGGCGGACCTGGTTTATACTTCCAATTCCTTTTCCGTGATTTTCTACAACGAGGATTTTACAAGGGTACAGAGCATACAACCAATCACTACAAAGAGTTTCCGCATTTTTGAAGATGACAAGCACCATATCCTTTTCCGCTTCCGGTGGGATTATGACGGGGAAACCTATACGGTGCCTTATCAGAATGTCATACACATAAAGGCAAGGTATAACAAAAAACGGTTTTTGGGGACTTCCCCGGATATTGAGTTAAAGCGGAGCCTGGACCTTGTGGAAACGTCCGGGGAAATCGTAAAGAACATTGTAAACCGTTCCAATTCATTGGCCGGGTATCTGAAATACAACAACCTGGCAGATGACAAGGAACTAAAACAGATTGCAAAGGACTTCCAGGACGCCTATATGGGAGCGGAAAACGCCGGGGGCATTGCCGCAATAGATAGTACGGTGGAATTTAAAGAGATTACACAACGCACGCCAAACGTGCCAGTAAATCAAATTACATTCCTACGTGATAACGTGTACCGCTATTACGGAGTAAATGAAAAGGTATTGACTTCCACCCTTTCAGACCAGGAATGGATTAGTTTTTATGAAAACGTGATTGAGCCTATCGCTATCCAGTTAAGTTATGAGTTTACTTTTAAACTTTTGACACCAAGGGAAATAGGGTACGGGAACAAGATAGAGTTTACGGCCAACCTTTTGCAGTATGCCACATTACAGACACGTGACACAATCGGCGGAAATATGTTTGACCGTGGGGCCATGACGATAAACGAATACCGGGCACTTATGTATTACGGTCCAGTAGATGACGGGGACGTGAGAATGGTATCACTCAACTACGTGAAAGCCGGGGACCAAAGCCTTTACCAAGTAGGGCAGGGCGGCGGAAGCAATGACCAACCGCCGGACCCAGGGACGCAGCAGGACAAACAACGCAGGGCAATGGAAGCCGCCGCACGTGCCTATTTTCAGACTATGAAAGGGGGTTAAGGATATGCCGAAAGCACCAAGCATTTTGAAACTTTGCAAAGACCCGGCAAAGGCCACGGTTGGGAAGTTTTACGAGTTTAAGAACGCAACGGACACAAGCGTGGACCTTTATTTTTACGGGGACATTGTAAGCGATTGGTGGGGAGCCTGGCAGGAAGAGGACCAGTACCCGGAAGCAATAAAGAATTTCCTGGCTGAAGCCGGGGGAAAAGATTTGAATATTTACATCAATTCCGGCGGCGGTTCCGTATTTGCCGGAATAGCCATTTACAATATGCTGAAACGCTACACGGGAAAGAAAACAGTGTGCATTGACGCCCTGGCCGGGTCCATTGCTTCCGTAATCGCATTTGCGGACAGTGATATGCCAACAATCCCGTCCAACGCCTATTTGATGATACATAAGCCGTGGGCGGTTTGTGACGGGAACGCCACGGAGTTGCGGAAAATGGCGGACACCCTGGACGCCGTGGAAAGCGGGATTTGGGCGATTTATGAAGAACATTTGGCCGAGGGCGTAACCATTGAGACGATAAAAGAACTCATGGAAGCGGAAACCTGGTTAAATGGCACCCAGGCCGCCCAGTATTTCCGGGTAAAGGTAGGCGAGGAAAACACCATAGCCGCAGCCGTCCAGGACTACACAAAGTTTTATTGCCACAATGTACCGCAAAAACTTCTTTCCGGGGAAGCCCACGCAGGGCAGCAGGACCGGGAGAAGCGGAACAAAATTATTGAACTTACTATGGCACACATGGGCCAGTAAGAAGATATGAAAGGAGATTAGAGACATGACAAGAGAAGAATTACTGAAAATGTCCAAAAAGGACCTTAAAAACAGACTGGCCGAACTGGGAAAGAACGCACAGACGCTTTCCGGCCAGGAGTTGACGGACGCCATGGACGAAGCAAGGACCATAGGCGAGATTTTGGACGAAATCAAAGGACGGGAAGAACTGGTGGCCGCCGCAAAGGCAGCAGGAGCCGCAGACCCGGACGAGGGGGACGGAGCAGGAGAGGGCAGCGAAGAGCCGCAGGACCAGGAGAGAGCAAAGAGGGGCAAGACCTTAAAGGACGGAAAAAAGGCGTTTTTTAAGGGCAAGGCACTGGCCGGGATTAAGAACACACTTACAACGGCCACGGGCGTAGTAATGCCGAAGCACACAAGCCCGGACATTTCCCCCACGTTCAACAATGTATCTTCCCTCATTGACAGGGTAAAGACCGTTCCCCTGGTGGGCGGTGAAAGCTATCAGCGTCCCTTTGTGAAGTCCTACGGGGACGGAGCCGGAAGCACCGCAGAAAACGCAGATTACAACACGTCTGAACCGGAATTTGGTTATTCCGACATTGTACGTGAGAAAATCACGGCATACGCAGAGGAACCGGAAGAAATGCAGAAATTGACAGACGCCGATTATGACGGCGTGGTGGAAGAGAGCGTGACCCGTGCAATTAAGCGTTACGCTTCCCGTCAGATTTTGGTAGGACCCGGCGGAACCGGAAAATTCCGTGGTATTTTCTTCAACCCGGCAAAGGCGGCGGACGATATTATTGACCGCAATACGGACATTACAACGATTACCACCATTGCAGACGATACCCTGGACGAGATTATTTACTCTTTCGGTGGGGACGAAGATGTGGAAGACATTGCCGTGTTAATCCTCAACAAGAAAGACCTTAAAAAGTTTGCAAAGTTGAGGGATAAGCAGGGGCGCAAAGTCTACACCATTGTGAACCATGGCAACACGGGAACCATTGACGAGGTGCCTTATATCATCAATTCCGCTTGCGGAGAGGTTGGCGGCACCGCAGGAGCCTATTGCATGGCATACGGCCCGTTGAGCAATTACGAGGTTGCAATCTTTTCCGACATTGACGCACAGAAATCCACAGAATACAAATTCAAGCAGGGACAGATTGCCTATAAGGCTTGCGTATTCATGGGCGGCAACGTGGTGGCGAAAAACGGCTTTATCCGTGTGAAGAACGCACAGGCGTAAGGACGGCATGAGAAAGGCGGCGGACAATGAATAAAACTGAACTGATAGCGAAAGCCAAGTTGAGGTTGCGTAAAATGTCCGCCGATACCCTGGACGAAGATGTGGAGCAGCTTATAAATGTTGCACTGGCAGACCTTAAACGTATCGGCGTACATTCTTCCTACCTGGACCCGGGAAACATCACAGACCCGTTGATTATTGAAGCCGCCCTGGTGTATGCAAAGGCCAATTTTGGAAACCCGGAGAACCACGGCGAGTTAATGGCGGCGTATGACATGATTTGTACGAAAATCAAAGGGGGCGGCTACCATAGAAGCAATAGTGACACTGTTAGTTAAAAAAAATCAAACGGAATACCTGGAAAAAGAGGTATTTGCAGAAATCAACCCGGTAGGCCGTGACGAGTTTACGGCGGCCGGGCAAAAAGATTATAAAGCGTCCATGATGATTGAAGTATGGGGATTTGAGTATGAGGGTCAGACGGAAGTTATGGTGGACGGCAGGAAAATGGCAATCTACCGGACGTATGGACCGAAGAACACCGGAAAGGTTGAACTTTATGCCGGGGAAAGGATAGGCAAAAGTTGAGAACGGACATTGACGGGTTAGACGAAGCCATAAAGAACGAACTGGAAAATTGGAGCAATGGGGAATTAAGACGTGCGGTAAATGAAAGCCTGGAAGAAACGGCAGCCGCAGCCGCCGAAAGTTTGAGACGGGGCGGCCCTTACCGGGAAAGAACGGGAAAATATACCAAGGACTGGACGCACGACCAAAGGAGCAGCAGGACAAGCGTTATTACCGGATTGAATGGGTACAGTGTCTACAACAAAAAACACTATCAGTTGACCCATTTACTGGAAAAAGGGCACCAGTTACGCAAGGGCGGCAGGAAAGTAGGAAACGTAAAGGCGTTTGAACACATTGCACCAGTAAACGAAACCCTGGGAGATTTGGCCGTTTCAAAAATCCGTCAGAAAGTGAGGGGATAACATGACCGTAAATGTAAGCATTTTGGTGGA